GAGAGGTATGTGTCACACTGGCACGTATCTATCAGCGGGGCTTCAAGGTGGACTTGAATGTGCTTGAGGATGTGCGTCAAGAGTTTGAACAAGAGAAGTGTCAACTTATTGACGACTTGCAATCACATGTCCGTAAAGTTATGGGTGACACACCTATCAATCTCAATAGCCCAGAACAATTGTCTTGGGTTATATATGGACGCAGGGTTATAGATAAGCATGACTGGGCTACTATGATTGACCCATACATGCCTGACGATGAGTTCAGACATCTTATAGCTACACGCACCCAACGACTATATCGCACAAAAGCTATGCAGTGTAAGGAGTGTAACGGTAGCGGGTACATACGCAAGATTAAAAAGAATGGTGAGCCTTTCGCCAAGCCAAGTAAGTGTCCAAAGTGCCACACAGATGGCTATCTGTTCAACCCCACAGACACACTAGCTGGCTTCAAGTTCAAGCCACCTACAGCTAAGTGGGCATCAGCTAATGGCTTCAGTACAAGCAAGAATAACTTGCAATTGCTAGAGGCAGGTGCTAAGTCTAAGGGTATGGATGATGCAGTTGAGTTCCTGTCTAAAGTCAGACGGCTCAGTGCTGTTGATACGTATCTGTCATCCTTTGTTGATGGCATCAAGAACTACACAAAGCAGGATGGTATGCTACATGTCAGCTTGCTACAGCATCGCACATCGACAGGCAGACTGTCTGGTGCTAATCCTAATATGCAGAACATGCCACGTGGCGGCACGTTTCCTGTAAAGAAAGTATTTGTGTCACGATGGGATGGAGGTAAGATACTTGAGGCTGACTTCGCACAGCTTGAGTTTCGTGCTGCCGCTTACTTATCACAGGATGGAGTTGCAATTGAAGAAGTTTCTACTGGGTTTGATGTACACGCATACACCGCTAAGATTATTACCGATGCTGGTCAGCCTACGAGCCGACAGGATGCGAAGGCGCATACTTTCGCGCCGTTATATGGCGCATCAGGATATGGTCGCACAAAAGCAGAGGCAGCGTACTACGAACACTTCAACGACAAGTATTCCGGCGTGTCAGCATGGCATGCCAAGTTGGCTACGGAAGCTATCACGACACAGAAAATTGTAACACCATCTGGCCGTGAGTTTTCATTCCCCGATGTAGAAAGGAAGTATAATGGTCGGGTATCACACTTCACACAGATAAAAAACTACCCTGTGCAATCTTTTGCTACAGCAGATATTGTGCCGATAGCACTTCTTTATATTGATAAACTACTTGACACGATGAAGTCTTGTGTGGTAAACACTGTACATGATTCGATTGTCATTGACGTTCATCCTGATGAAGAGAAGGCTGTGCTTGAAGCAATCAACACCACTAACAGGGAGTTACCAAATCTAATTACAAGCAGGTGGGGAATAGATTTTAATGTTCCTTTGTTATTAGAGTCAAAAATAGGACCAAATTGGCTTGACACCAAAGATGTAATTTGATATAACTACGGTTCTAAACGCTAAAGAAAGGAGAATTGTATGACACAATTGACAACAGTAGACACGAATAACTATGCCGCTATGGCGAAAGCTATGGGCATTGCACATGAGAAGACCTCATCATCTTCTAGTTCTCTTGCTCGTCTGCGCATCAGTCACGCCCCTATCATGGGTACAGCTGAAGTAAAAGGCAAAAAAGTGAACGTAGAAGTGGTAGAAGGTGGCGCATACAAGCTAGAAATTCCTGACGGACCTACACATTACGCTACATCTATCAAGATGCGTCCTTTCATGCAACGCTTCATGCACAAGCGTTTTGTACAGGGTGATGCAAAGAACCCTAATCGTTACGTGAAGAGCGTGATGGCAGACACACTGGACATTGACCTCAAGGATAATGACGGTGGTTTCAACTGTGGTAAACCCGCAGGATACATCAAAGACTTTAAGGCACTCCCGCAGTCACAGCAAGACCTGCTTAAACAGATCAAGCGTGTTCGTGTCGTCTTTGGTGAAGTGGAGTTGGTAAATCCTACGAATGAGAATGGTGAAGCCATTGAGGTAGCACCTACCCCATTCATCTGGGAGATTGATAACCGTGATGCTTTTAAGGAGATCGGTGCCAGCTTTACAACATTGGCAAAGATGCAACGCTTGCCCATCCAGCATGTTATCACTGCGAATACCAGTGAGCGTAAGATTCCAACAGGGGCATCATATTTTGTACCTGTGGCATCGCTGGATGTTTCTACAACCATTGAGTTAACTGAGCAGGACCAAGCCTTGTTTGGTGACTTCATGTCTTGGATTGATAATTACAATAACTACATTATCAATGCATGGGCAGAGAAGGCTAACTCTAAAATGGAAGATGACGATGTTAACGTGGTCGATGATCTTGTTGACATTGAAGTCGAAGATGAGGTAGCATAATGCATCACCCTGCTGAACTAGCACTCCATCAATACATGGAAGATGCAGTCAAAGGCAAAACAGAGATGTCAGAAGAGACAATAGAGCAAGTTTCTTCTGACATTGCCGAAGCACTGCATAAGCAGTTTGGTAGTGGTAAAAAGCGGGGCGACTTTAAATTACGTATGTCAAACGTAGGTCGCCCCACTTGCCAACTCTGGTACGAGAAGAATAAACCAGAGGTAGCTTTACCATTGCCTACAACATTCGTAATGAACATGATGTTGGGTGATATTGTCGAGGCTGTATTTAAAGGCTTATTGAAAGAGGCAGGAGTAAAGTATGAAGAACCTAAACATGTCACTCTTGAATTGGACGGCACATCCATTAATGGAACATATGATATTGTTGTTAATGGGGCTGTGGATGATGTTAAGTCAGCATCTGATTGGTCCTATCGTAACAAGTTTGAGTCATATGAAAAGCTGGCTGATGGGGATGGGTTTGGTTATATAGGACAGCTTGCTGGTTATGCCAAAGCATCTGGTAAAGATGTTGGCGGCTGGTGGGTTGTGAACAAAGCCAATGGAAAATTCAAGTATCTTCCTGCATCTGGTCTTGACTTAGATACAGAAATAGCTAAAATACAAAAGACAGCAGACACAGTAAAGGAGAACAAATTTGAAAGGTGTTTTCAACCAGTACCAGAGAAGTTTAGAGGTAAGGAGACGGGCAACAAAGTACTTAATGATGGGTGCAAGTTTTGTGCTTATCGTTTTGATTGCTGGGATGATTTGAAAGAACATCCATCAGTAATGTCACAGGCTAAAGTGCCGCCCATCGTAGCTTATATTGGAGATATCGTTGTACCATAAAGCATGGAGAGCAGCACGTAAGTATGGGTATCGTAGTGGGCTAGAACTAACCATAGCAGAAAAATTAAAAGCTGAAAAGATTACGTTTAGATATGAAGCTATTAAGATAGAATGGGAAGACCTAGCCTACCGTACCTATACCCCCGACTATATTCTAAAGAATGGTATTATAGTTGAGGTCAAGGGCCGGTTTATGGCAGCAGACAGACGCAAACACATACAGATAAAAAAACAACATCCAGAACTTGACATCCGCTTTGTGTTTGAGAATAGTAGAAGTAAGATACGCAAGGGGGCCAAGACAACTTATGGAGATTGGTGCATCAAGAATGGTTTTAGATACTATGACCGCATCATCCCCGAAGATTGGCTGAAGGAAAAGGGTAAAGATAAACACCCTGACTTTATATGTCACCCTAATTCAACAGTGAAGAGGAGAAAGAAAAAATGAACAAAGATGAGTTACTAAACAATTTCAACAATGAAGACTTTGTGATTCGTATTCGGCCCTTTGCTGATGACGAAGGTCAGTGGAATGGTGAAATAGATATATCTATCATGGCGTTTCCCGAAAACCCACTTGAGGATGAAGACTATGGCAATATTATGCACTTTACTAAGATGATATGTGCTAGTGTTCCAATTATGGAACAAGAAGAAAACATCCGTAATATAATGCATGAGTATGTTCTTAAAGTCCTTGACAACGAGATGGAGATTGATGTAGAACTAGAGGAAGAGATGGGCGTAGAGAAAACATACGACGGTAATGTGGTTCATCTTGCATTCAACACTAAGACAGGAGGTAATGCCTGATGAGGCATGAGCAGTACATGAGAAACAAACTAGCTGAAGATGAGGAGAAATTGATGGATGAGCATTATACAAAGCAAATGAAAGATACAAAAGCAGACATGGTGAACAGTCCTTTGCATTACAATCAGTCAGGTATTGAGTGTATTGCTGCTATTCAGGCTGCACTAGGACCAAACTTCAAGTACTACCTACAGGGTAATATTATGAAGTACCTGTGGCGGTTTGACTACAAGGGTAAGCCTCTTGAGGATTTACAGAAAGCACAGTGGTATCTCAATACCCTGATGGAAGATGTGGCGGCTAGTGATGAGAGTTAAAGTATTCATTACCCTCGACATAGACGAAGAAGAGTATCCCATACCTGCGGATGGGCAAGTAGGAGAAGAAATAGAAGACGGCATCGCAGAATACTTCTATGATGTAGACGGTGCCGATATTAGAACAATACGAACTATAACGGAGTGAGAGATGAACAATTATTTGCCAACAGACTATCAGAATTTTATTGCACTTTCCCGGTATGCCCGATGGAAAGAAGATGAACAGCGTCGTGAGACATGGGGTGAAACAGTCGCACGATACTTTGATTATATGACACAACATCTCAACAGCAAGCACGAGTACGTCCTGTCAGATGAACTGCGTAATGAACTTGAAGAGGCTGTGTTAAACCAAGACATCATGCCAAGCATGAGAGCGTTGATGACCGCCGGTCCTGCACTTGACCGTTGTCATGTAGGCGGTTACAACTGCTCCTACGTACCTGTCGATAATCCTCGTGCTTTTGACGAGACGATGTACATCCTCATGTGCGGCACTGGTGTAGGCTTCTCTGTGGAAAGACACCACACAGATAAGCTGCCAATCGTCAACGAAGATATGCACAGTACCGATACTGTTATCAAGGTTGGCGACTCACGTCCGGGCTGGGCCAAATCTCTGCGTGAACTAATCTCTCTCCTTTACGCAGGACAAGTACCCCAATGGGATACGTCAGAGGTTCGTCCTGCTGGCGCACGTCTCAAGACTTTTGGTGGTAGAGCAAGTGGCCCAGCCCCACTGGAAGAGTTATTTCAGTTTACTGTAGACATGTTCAAGAAGGCGGCAGGTCGTCGCCTGTACCCTATTGAATGTCATGACCTCATGTGCAAGATCGGTGAAGTTGTAGTCGTCGGGGGCGTCAGACGCAGCGCACTCATCAGCCTGTCTAACCTCAATGATGACCAGATGCGTCATGCCAAAGCAGGTCAGTGGTGGGAGAATGAAGGACAACGTGCGCTGGCTAACAACAGCGTTGCCTACAAAGAGAAGCCACAGATGGGTACGTTCATGCGTGAATGGCTTGCCCTGTACGAGAGCAAGTCAGGTGAACGTGGAATCTTCAACCGTCAGGCTGCAAAGAAGCAAGCCTCATTGAATGGTCGCCGTGATGCAGAACAAGATTTCGGATGCAATCCATGTAGTGAAATTATCTTGCGTCCATATCAGTTCTGTAACTTGTCTGAGGTTGTTGTACGTGCATCTGACACGCAGCAGTCACTGACAGAAAAGGTTCGCCTTGCCACAATACTTGGCACGTTCCAGTCTACACTGACTGACTTCAAGTATCTGCGTAAGATTTGGAGGAACAACACAGAGGAAGAACGACTGCTGGGTGTATCACTTACAGGTATCATGGACAATTCTATGATGTCAGGTAAGTCAGCACACCTTGGCATGAACATTGCTGCTACACTCAACGCACTCAAGGAACAGGCCATTGAGACTAACGCAGCTATGGCTGAACAGCTTGGTGTACCGCAGTCCGCTGCAATCACTTGTGTAAAGCCTAGTGGTACAGTGTCACAGCTTGTTGACAGTGCCAGCGGTATTCATGCTCGTCACAATCCGTACTACATTCGGACAGTACGTGGTGACAACAAAGACCCAATCACGCAGTTTCTTGTATCAGAAGGTATTCCTGCAGAGCCGGACGTAATGAAGCCTGATAGCACTACAGTGTTCAGCTTCCCTATGAAGTCACCACATGGTGCAGTTACACGCTTTGACATGTCTGCCATTGAGCAGCTTGAACTATGGCTTTTGTATCAGCGTCACTGGTGTGAACACAAACCATCCGTAACCATCTCCGTGAAAGAGGAAGAGTGGATGGAAGTGGGTTCATGGGTGTACGAACACTTTGATGAAGTGTCAGGCATCAGCTTCCTGCCATTTAGTGAGCATACGTACAAGCAAGCACCATATCAGGACTGTACAGTAGAAGAGTACGGTGCTATGTTAGAACAGATGCCAAAGAGTGTTAACTGGAGTATGCTACAGGAGTTTGAGAAGGAAGACACTACATCAGGTGGACGTGAGTTGGCATGTACTGCTGGTGTCTGTGAAGTAGTGGACTTGAACGCAGCGTGATTGAAGGTGCAGATATGCCTAACTGGTGGCAGTGGTGGTTGTTATTTGCCATCACTGTCAACACCACAATCAATGTGATTGTATTCTTCAAGCACAGGTTTAGAAAAAAGGAGTGAGCATGAAAAGTATAATTGATGTACAGGAAGTCAAAGAACATGAAGATGGTTCAGCTACAGTTGTGTTTGATTGCAATGAAGAAGCAAGGAAGTTACTAATCAATGAAGGACTGTTGTCTCTACTTACAAAGGCAGTAGACAAACACAATGAAGAGTATGAGTGGAACACGGAAGGAAAGGAGTTGACAGATGAGAGATGCAATGATACAAGCATTAAAGCTACACGCAAAAGCAGGTAGCCAGTTGCACATGATGAACATTGAAGTGTATCTTAAAAACCCAGCAGGTATAGGGGAGCATTCAGATATTATGGAAGCTATACAGGCTGAGTTAGATAAGATGGCCATGCATGAAGACAGACTAGATATTCTGGATAATTACTTCAATGAGTAAGAAAGAAGAGAAGTTAGCGTGGAAACGAGAGGAGGGATGGGTGCAGTTTAATCCACCCCCTAAACACCCTCAGTACGAAGAGTGGATGAAACGAAAAGAGAAGGAGAAACAGAATGATAATGGATCGCTTTAAACTAAACCCGTATACAGGCAACCCTATGTACTACAAAGACAACCCAGAGGCCGTAAAGAAACGAGATGCCCAGCGCATGTACGTAAACGGCAAAGAGGTTTCAAAGAAACATCCGTTGCACAAACCCGGACGGTATAAGTCACTTGATGATGTATGGTCACATAGTAAAATCGAAAGCACAACTCAGGGTGAGGTGTACGTAATTGTTAATGATGCGTGGCCCGATTGGGTTAAGGTAGGCAAGGCTAGTATCGCAGAAGATCGTCTCAATGGCTATCAAACCTCATCACCCTTTCGCGACTACTCTATTATTGCTACTTTAGCGGCAGAGGATCGGCACGTTAAAGAAAAAG